TGTCTGATTAATTTATCAGTTTGCTTGGTACTCATTTGCATAACCACAGTGTGGGAAAAGATATGGATTGTGTGATCTAACACCGTGGTTAAGCATTTTTAACAACCAGTTTTATGCCTTTAGCTTGCGCTGCGGCCTTTCTTCCTGATCGCCATCTATCCTCAATTTTCTCAAGGAAAGAAAGACTAAAATTTCCTAAACCAAAGTCATTTCCACAATACAACTGAAACATTAAACTTGTTAACTCATCATACGTTTTTTTATTTGGACAGACCATAACAAGCTTGTCCAACGCATGGTTCAATGCTTCTTCACTACTCTTCATAGCTTTTTCACCCACAAAATATCCTTTTGTTTTAAAGTTAAATTTGAGTTTCGTTGTTACATGGAAATAAAGTGTTTTGAAAGCCCCACTTATTTCATTTAGGCTTAGGAATACTATTTAATTAATAACTATTTTAATTTTGATTGCAAGTAAAAAAAAGGGCCAGTCTCCCGGCCCTAATTCAACATCGATGTTTATTACTTACTTGAGGAGTTTCTTCCCTTGGTTAAGTAAATTCTCTTTCATTTTAACTTCAGCAACACCTTCTTTTTTTGCGATTTTTTTAATACTATCGCTGACCATTTTCTTGATCATGTTGCCTGGGTTTCTAAGGCCATTTGCCCCCATAGCCCTAATGATTGTGTATGATTCGATATCAACAGCAATTGATTTCCATTTGTTTACGTCCATTGTTTCTCCTATTTTTCTTGATACTCTTTTGTTTTAAAAAACTCAACCAAATTGATTCTCTTACTTGGCACTCGTCCTGCATTAAATATCTTTTCAAATATTTCAATGTAATCAGCAGTAGAAGTTCCAGAAAGTAACCAACTCGATCTTTGTTTACAAGCAGTTTTGAATCTAGCAAAATCCCATCTAGGGTGTTTGTCAGCTATAACATAAGCATGCACCATAGATCGTTTCATTCTCTTACTAGAGTCTTCCATACCTACAAAGTATTTTCTTAGTTGCATCAGTTGTGATCCAATACGATCACAGTTTTCGATACCTCCTGCAGGGATTAAGAATAAACCTGTTTTAAAATCAGTAGATATTCTATTCCACAGACTAGATATTTTTAGAAGCAGTACAATTACTTCTGCAACATTCATACCATACTGTGCCATTTTACTTTTACAGATTTTATAATCCATTTTATTTCTAGCACAGTGTTGCCCCAAGTAATCATTCATGGACCAATTCTTACGCCCTGTGTTTAGTCTAGCCACATCTAATGGATCTTCACTATCCATAATAATATATGGAATCTTTAGATCTAGTTGTTTCCTAGCTTCCAGGGTATGTTGGCCATCAATGACCTCCATGTTTTTATTAACTCTAATTGGATCTTGAAGATCTCTATCAGAAATTAATTTCTTTAGTTGTTGTACGTGTGCTTCATCTACAGGCCTGTTGCCTCTAGTTTTTTTGAACTTCGTATAATCCGTAGTTTCAAAAAATTTATTAACGATCGCTTTGTTCATATCTTCTCCTTTTTGTTAATTGAACATTGTAAAAAATAATCCACCCATAATTATTAAAAATATTTTAGGTGAGATTAAAGTTATGAATAGTAGTAGAATGAAATATAAAACATTTTTATTATACATTTCCTTCTCCATGATAAGCTGCTATTTCTTCTTGTTGGTTTTGTATAGCTGCTATCTCTGAGTAAACTAAATCAGATGCTAGATATTCATTGATTGGGTAGATAGGGTGACCCCATTCAAACTCAAGTCTTACTGTTGCTAACCTTGTACGTTGATCTTTAAAGTGCTGATCATTTACGTCCATTTGTTTTCCATCAATTGTCAGGTGTTGTGTTTTAGAAAGTATAGAATCAATCTTTTCTATAAACTCTATAAACTCAGGTGACTTTGATTGTATGTTTATTTTAGTTGCTATTGCCATAAGGCCTCCTCTTTGTTATTGTTATATTATCTATATAAACATTTTAATGGGATATGCAAGTAAATAATAAGCTAGGATAATATAGGATGAAGTTTGTTTTAATTTTATACATATGTAGTATGACCAGTGGCCAGTGTCCGGGATCCAGTTACATGCCTTACGAATTCAATAGTCACTACGACTGTGTATTAACAGGATATCAACTATCCTACAAAAATCTTAAAGAGCTTGATAAAGATTTAGTTAACAAAGAAAGATTAGCAATTAAATTTGAATGTAAACAAGTACCTTCAATTTAGAGCGCAGAAGTCTTAGGGAAAAATTTTATTTTTTTTATTAAGCTAGGTTAAAATTAACTAGCTATGTCTAAAAGACCTTTTTTTGCGTCTTCTACACTTTGATCATTGATCTTAACTCTGATCTCTTTGATCTTTATGTCTATCCACTTCATGTCGGTAGTCACTCTACCCTGTGCTAACGCTTGTGTTGCCCACTTGGACTCCAACTGAAGTTTCTCCGATATTAACTTTTGTAGCATTTCGGTTTATCTCCTCAAAGGTTATAAAAAGTAAGTCAGGATTTTCAAACCCCGCACCTTCTTTTTCTATTACATCTCCTGAGTCAACCTTCTTTACTAAATACTCAAGAGCGGCTTTATCATTTTCTGCCTCAAGCGTCTCATCAATATACATATTTTTGTATTTTACTTGGACACGATATAGCTTCATAAAATATTATATAGCATAATTACTGTAAATAGCAATATAGTGCTATTCTTTTGCTTCTCCCCACGATTTACCAAGGGCAATATCTACTTTTGAGGGAACTTTAAGGTTTTCAATGGCATTTTCCATCAATTCTTTCACATTCTTTATATCTGATTCCTCGTTTATAGAAAAACATAACTCATCGTGTATCTGTAATAATGGTTTAAACCCTGCTTTATAGCAATTAATCATAGCTTGTTTTGTTTGATCTGCAGCAGATCCTTGAATTAATCTATTTAAAGCTTTGTAGGTGAAGGCACGTCTTATATTATTACCATAAATGGCCTTAGCCTCCTCGTAATGCATCGCTTTATTCATTCCGAAGGTAGATGGCTCCCACATCTCAAATCGGCATTTACGGCCCCCTATAGTTCGAATAAACCCATACTTAGAAGCACTGTTGGTCACCTCAGTTGTTAATTTCTTAACAAAAGGAACTCTCTCTCCATATTGTCGAAGTAAGGCTTCTGCCTGGTCCTTATTAATACCTAATTCTTTACCTAATTTTGCTTTCCCCATACCATAAAACAAACCTAAATTAATAGTTTTAGCTTGAGATCTGGTAATGCCTGCCATGTCAGCTACAATCTGATGGAAATCAGCAGATTCATTTTTATAAGCTTCAATGAACTCCGCTGCACCTTCGAATTTCGTATCCACAGATGCAGCGTAGTGAGCAACAAGCCTAGGCTCCTGTTGTGAGTAGTCGAAACTACCCCATTGTTTACCTTCTTCTGGTAAGAACAAACTTCTAATTTTATCTCCATACTCTTTGTTACGTGCAGGTATCTGCTGCAAGTTGGGGTTGGAGTATGATAAACGTCCAGACACCGTACCACCTTGGTCAGATCTCAATTGATTTATTTCAGAATGGATTCTACCTTTGTGAACATAACGTTGAATTGAATCTATGAATGTTGAATGAAATTTATTTATTTCTCTTGCTTCTCTTATTAGTTGCGCTATCGGGTTATCACAATTTACTAACCAATTTTGTGTAAAGCTTGGTTCTTCAGTTTTCGCTGTCCGTGGATACTCAACACCAATACGATCAAACACTTGTGCTACAGATCGAGCAGCCCAGATATCTACATCTAATGTAGTTTGTTTTTTAATTTCATGCAAAATTGTTTTTTCTTTAGCTACAAATTCTTTTTTTAAGCCTCTAGCCTTTTCTTCGTCAACTCTTATACCTCTACGCCTTGTATCAATCAAAATAGGCAATAATTCCATTTCCATTTCCCAAACATCGTGTAGGGACTGCTTAGATACCTCTGTTTTAAGCCTATCCCATAAACGTAAGGTTAGCCCTGCATCTTGCTCTGCATAGAAGCCTACGTAGCCCGCAGGCAGCTTCCACATGTCAGCTTTAGGATCAATTCCCCATTCTTTAGCTTTTTCATTTAAAAAAGTTTCGTTTTTAATTTCACCTAAATAATCTTTAGCACAAGCATTTAAACTAAAACTAAATCTATTTTCATTAATCAAAGCTGCAGCAATCATAGTGTCTACAATTTTTCCTCTGATTTCAAACCCATTAACTAATAACCAACCCACATCATAACTTGCATTATGAAATATTTTAGTTGCAGGTAGTTTTAATATGTCTTGCATCCAAGCAGTTGTGATCGCAGAGTCCATGTTACCTCCTGCGTCATGAGCTATAGGAAAGTACCACTGTTGGCCAAGTGCAGCTACTGCGAAACCTACAATGTAACCATCGAAAGTTGCCCATCCTGGTCCTTTAGTTTTAATGTTTGGATCTTTAGTTTCTAAGTCAATTGCAATTTCAGTTGCTTTAGATAAATCTGGATACTCCGCTGGACAAACCCAATCACTATCGTTGTATATAAAATTTAATTGATGAGTCATATTTTTAATCCTTTATTATCAAAAAAAAGGTTACCCGAAACTGTTATTCTTTCTCCCTCGCTGTAAAAAGGATACACCATATGCATTAGTGATGATTTAAATATGAGTCCAGTGCCTTCCCAAGTTTTATCTACGGGAATATCATGTGTCATAATATTCCCTCTAACATCAGGGTCAATGTGTAAAAAAGTTAAATTACCAGAAACATTATAATTAGATTCTATACCAGGTGATTTATTTCTTTCGTCTTCAATAGTGAAAGGTATCTTTACGAATAGTATAAAACTAAAAACACCATCGTGGTGATGTATTGGATTAAATTCATGTTTTTTTTGATAATTTGTCCACATAGAGCCTAAAACTAATTTTTGTGGGTTTGGTTTAAATATATTTAAATTATTAAAATAATTTACTAAAAAATCATTTTCTCCTATTTTAGATGTTATAAAACTTTCAAAATATTTCATATATTTGGCTAGAGAATATTCTTCTCTAATATTATTTGATAACAATCGATTAACTTTTATAGATTTATCTTCTACACATTTTAGTAATTCTTTAAAAATTTCTTCCTCAATTTTAAATTTATGAATCATTGTATTTTTCTACTTAAACCGGAGTCTTCTATTAATTTACCTTCATATATTGTTTGTTCAGCCAATGCGCACTCAGCACAGTAATAATTATATTTATAGACTATAGCTGCTACCCATTCATTACACTCCTCACACATAATTAATTTATTTTTTCTTTTTTTTGTCATCTTTCATTTTTTTAATTTCTAAGTCACAGTAATGTTTTATTTTTTCTAAATCTTCAATACCATTTTTGTAAGGATATCTCAAAACATATTTAACAACGTTACCTTGAAAAAAAGTAAGCTCATTTTTAGAAATGAATTCATAGGGTTGAATTAAATAGTATTTATAGTGAGATCCTCCAATTTGTTTATCTTGAGGGAAAGCCTCATCGAACATATTTTTATCTGACATAATTAGCCTCATATTGTTTAAAGTATTTTCCTAATGGAAAATTATATTGATGATAAGTGCCCAACAGATGGAGTGTGCTTTTAGATCTAGTGGCACCTGTATACCAAACCCTAAGTTCTTTTACTTTATCTGCTAAATTTTTCTTGTCGAAGTGTGATGGAAAATTACATTTGCTCGCCAGGACAACATTATCTGCCTCACCACCTTTGACTTGATGTATTGTATCTATAATTATTTTTGGCGGTTGACTAAGATCTACACCTTCACTCATAAGTTTTTGAAAATATTTTTTATCTTTATCCTTAAATTTTCTTTTAAATACTTGATTCCATGGACCTTTTTGATCTCTCATACCACACCTTAAATGTAATTCATCAAAAGTAAAGACTTGATTTGGGTGTGCAAAACTCCATTTTTTACTA